ACGCTTGAAAACTTAAACAAAAGTTTTGAATACATTAAGTTTACCAGTCAAATAGATACTATTAATAATGTTGAAGATCTTAGAAATCTTGCAAAATGTTATTTTAAACTGTATCTTAAGCAGCAAGAAGTTCTTGCAAAGTTTCCAATACTTTAATCATAAATATTTCTAAAGGAAAATAGTAAATGGCGCAACCATCAACTAGACAGGAACTTATAGATTACTGTAAAAGAAAACTAGGCGCGCCTGTACTTGAAATTAATGTTGCAGATGAACAGATTGATGATTTGGTTGATGATGCAATTCAATTTTTTCAAGAAAGACATTTTGATGGAGTTTATCCTGCTTTTTTTAAATATAAAACAACAGCAGCAGATATTTCTCGTGGTACAGCAGTAGTAGGATCTAATAATGTCGTTGGAATTGCAACAACTACTGTAACAACAAGTATTGTTGGAACAGCAACAACTTTTTCATATACAGAAAATAGTAATTATATTCAACTTCCTCCTAATGTTATTGGTGTAAATAAAATTTTTACATTTGATGGAGCTAATACTTCANGAGGTATGTTTAGTATCAAATATCAAATGTTCTTAAATGACATTTATTTTTTAGGAGCTACAGAGCTCTTAAATTATTCAATGGTTAAAACATATTTGGAAGATTTAGATTTTCTTCTAAATACACAAAAACAAATTCGATTTAATAAAAGACAAGAAAGATTATATTTGGATATTGATTGGGGGGTTATAAAAGAAAATGATTATTTTGTTATCGATTGTTATTCAACATTAGATCCAAATGATTATGCTAGAGTTTATAATGATTCCTTTATTAAACCATACCTAACTTCATTGATCAAACGTCAGTGGGGACAAAATATGATGAAGTTTACTGGAGTTAAACTTCCTGGTGGAGTTGAATTAAATGGAAGACAAATGTATGATGATGCACAGAAGGAATTGGATATGCTTATGGAAAAAATGTCCAATACGTATGAACTTCCACCATACGATATGATTGGTTAAACTATGCTTAACCCATTTTTTCTTCAAGGATCTAAATCAGAACAAGGTCTAATTCAAGACCTTATAAATGAACAACTGCGAATGTATGGTGTTGAAGTTCATTATCTTCCAAGAAAATATATAACAGAAAAAACTATAATGCGGGAGGTTATTGAATCCGCATTTGATCGTTCATATCCAATTGAAGCATATGTTGAAAACTTTGATGGATATGGTGATAATACCACAATCTTATCAAAGTTTGGTATTCAAGCACTTAATGAACTAACAATTGTAATATCAAAAGAAAGATTTGAAGAGTACATAACACCCCTAATTAAAGATCATGCAAATATTAAGTTATCTACAAGACCTAAAGAAGGAGATTTAATTTATTTTCCTCTTGGTGATAGATTATTTGAAATTAAATTTGTTGAACATGAGCAACCCTTTTATCAACTTCAAACAAATTATGTTTATACTTTAAAATGTGAACTGTTTAGGTATGAAGATGAAGTTATTGACACTGGGATTGATTTCATTGATAATGTTCTTTCTGGGAGTTCTGAAAGTGGCATCTCAACAATTTCTCTTGGCAGAACACAAAAACTGAATATGATAGGTGCTGGAGTAACAGCAACTGCTATTATCACAATTGTAAATGGTGGTATAAGATTCTTTACTGTTACAAACAGAGGTGGTGGATATACACATGCACCACGAGTTTCGATATCTTCAGCACCTTCTGGAGGAGTGACTGGCATTGGATCTGTAACAATGATTGGTGGAATTGTTGTTTGTGCGGATAATATAGACCCAAAAGCAAAATCAGTTCAATCAGTAGAAGTTATTAATCCTGGTGCAGGGTATACGGTTGCTCCTAAAGTATTGTTTTTTGGAGATGGAGTTGGAGCAGCTGCTACAACAACTATTGGAAATGGTGTTGTTGGAATAATTACTATAACAAATGGTGGTGGTGGATATGTTGGCATTCCTACAATTACATTTACTGGTATTGCAACAGTATCTGCTGCTGCGACTGCTATAGTAAGTGCAGCAGGAACAATTACTCAAATTAGAATTACAAATGCTGGATTAGGATATACTACATCACCAATTATTACTATTGAGAACCCACCACAAATTGTTGGTGTTGGAACTTTTGTCTTTAACGAAATTGTGACAGGTTCTACAAGTGGAACAACTGCAAGAGTTAGATCTTGGAATGTTATAACTAATGTATTAGAAGTTGCAACAGTTTCTGGATCATTTACACCAGGAGAATCCATTGTTGGAACCGCATCAAGTGCTTCAAGAAAACTTAGATCTATTGATATTTTTGCAATTGAAGATGGATATTCTGATAATAGTGATATAGAAACAGAGGCAGAAGATATTATTGATTTTAGTAGCACTAATCCATTCGGAATGCCATAGTATAAATATTAGTTATAACTTGGGTAACCAATAGCATCGGAACTTAAAAAATGTTTGAATATTTCTATCACGAAATTTTAAGAAGAACTGTAGTTTCTTTTGGTTCTTTATTTAACGAAATTAACATTAAGCATACAGATAATTCTGATAATGTGAAAAGTGTAATTAAAGTTCCACTTGCATATGGACCTACACAGAAATTTCTTGCAAGATTGGAGCAATCTCCAGATTTAAGTAAACCGGTTCAAATTACATTACCAAGAATGTCATTTGAATTTACTGGATTAACTTATGATCCAACTCGCAAATCTACAACAACACAAACTTTTCTTGTAAAATCTTCAACTGACGGAACTGAAACTAAAAAAGCATATCTTCCAGTTCCATACAATATGCAGTTTGAGTTAAGCATTATGTCCAAATTGAATGATGATGCACTTCAAATTATTGAGCAAATTTTACCATATTTTCAACCATCATATTCAATGACACTTGAGTTGGTAGATATTATTAATGAAAAAAGAGACGTTCCTGTAGTTCTTGAAAATATTACGATGCAGGATGATTATGAAGGTAACTTTACTACACGAAGAGTTCTTATTTACACATTAAGGTTTACTGCTAAAACTTATCTCTTTGGTCCTATTTCTTCTGCAACAAAAGATGTTATCAAAAAAACTTCTGTTGGATATGTTTCTGGAGATAGTAAAAGCACGACAAGAGATGTTATTTACACAACATTACCAAGATCTATTAAAAATTACACTGGTACAGTACTAACTACTTTGTCAAAGGATATTACTAAAGAAGATACTTTAATTACAGTCAACAGTGCAGCATCTATTGTTAAGGGTGTGTATTTGGAAATTGAAGGAGAAGAAGTATATGTAACACTCGTAACTGGAAACGTTCTTACAGTTGAAAGAGGTAAAGATGGGACACCAATTACATCACATCTTTCTGGAGCACAAGCTAAATCAATTACTACAGAAGATGACTTGTTAATTGAAGAGGGTGATGATTTTGGATTTAGTGGATCTATAGAATGAAAATGACAAAAAAATTTGATAAACTCAATGAAACTTTTAATGTAGATGGTGATATAATTTCTATAGATGTGAAATCTGAAACAATAACAGAAAAAATAGAGAANGTTGCACTAGTAGTAGATGATGTTAAAAAAGATTACGATTATACTAGAGGAAATTTATATTCTTTAATAGAAAAAGGACAAGAAGCAATTAATGGAATTCTTGAATTAGCACAAGAATCTGAGATGCCCCGTGCATATGAAGTTGCTGGACAACTCATTAAAAGTGTAGGTGACATTACAGATAAACTATTAGATCTTCAAAAGAAAGTAAAAGATATTGACGATGACAAACCAAAAGGTCCAACCACAGTTAATAATGCACTTTTTGTAGGATCAACTGCAGAACTAGCAAAGCTTTTAAAGCAACAACAACTAGATAATGAAGACATTCAAACAGTTTAGAGAAGAGTGGACTAATAAATATAAAAAAGATATTGATTACTGAAATCCAAATGGCATATGAAGATGTTGTAAATGAAGAAGGTCTTCGTGATTGGTTTGGTAAGTCTAAATCAAAGGATGGAAAACCTGGTTGGGTACAATCAGATGGGTCTCCATGTGCTAATGAACCTGGTGAAACCAAAACTCCTAAGTGTTTCTCACGAGATAAATTAGCAAGTATGAGTAAAGGTGAAGTAGCATCTGCAGTAAGAAGAAAAAGAGAAAAAGATCCAGGGCAGCAATCAAAATCAGGTTCTGCATCACCAACTTATGTTTCCACCGATTCCCCAACAAAGAAAATGAAAGAAGAATTTTTTAAAGAAAATCATAAAGCAATTGCTTCTGGAAAAGAAAAAGATGAAGAAGGATATATGGCAAGTACCGAGATGGATACAATTGATAGTGCTGTTAAAAAATTAAGAAAAATTATCAAAAAGGGTGACACACAATTACCTGCCTGGGTTCAATCTAAAATTACCAAAGCAGCAGATTATATTGATACTGCGGCAGACTATTTGGATAGTAATGAAATGTCTGAAGAATCTGACAAAAAAACTAAAGGTAGTGGAACTAAAGATGCTTGTTATACTAAAGTAAAATCAAGATATTCAGTTTGGCCTTCAGCATATGCATCAGGAGCACTTGTAAAATGTCGTAAAGTTGGTGCTGATAATTGGGGTAATAAATCAGAAGAAGTAGAAATATCTTTAGTTGAAAAAATACTTGGTGAAGAAAAGTGTGGTAAAGGAATGTATTGGTGTAATACAAATA